TGCCGACAACCGCATGATCAATTTGTTTCCCGAGGTCATTCCCGAGGGCGGCAAAGAGCCAGGCTTTCTTAACCGCGCGCCTGGCCTAAAGTTTTTGCAGACCATCGGCTCTGGCCCCATCCGCGCGCTGTGGTCGCACCAAGCAAGTAACAACAACTTTTATGTTGTCTCTGGCATGGAGGTCTACCGCGTGTTTGACCTTAATGGGACGCCAACAATGATTGGCCAAGTCTCAGGCACTGGGCCTGTCTCAATTGCTGACAACGGCACGCAAATCTTTTTTGCCTGCAATGGCCCAAGCTACATCTACAACGAACAGACACACGTCTTTGCGCCCATTACAGACCCAGACTTCCCAGGCGCTGTGACGGTGGGTTACTTAGATGGTTATTTTGTTTTTAATGAACCGAATAGCCAGCGCGTATGGGTAACTTCACTCTTGGATGGTACATCGGTAGACCCGCTTGATTTTGCAAGCGCTGAAGGCTCGCCAGACGGCTTGGTGGCCATCAATGTCGATCACCGCGAAGCTTGGCTCTTTGGATCTGACTCAGTTGAGGTCTGGTACGACGCTAGCGGTGCAGATTTCCCTTTGGTACGCATCCAAGGTGCGTTCAATGAAATCGGGTGCGCAGCGCCCTATTCAGTTGCAAAACTGGATAACAGTTTGTTTTGGCTTGGCCAAGACGCTCGCGGCCAAGGTATTGTTTACCGTGCCAACGGTTACAACGGTGTTAGGGTTTCTACTCATGCGGTGGAATATGCCATCGCCCAGTACGGCGTGATCTCAGACGCCCTTGCCTATACTTATCAGCAAGAAGGCCACACGTTTTACGTGCTGACCTTTCCAAGCGCCAACGCTACTTGGGTCTATGACGCAGCCACACAAGCATGGCATGAGCGCGCTGGGCTGACCAATGGTGAGTTTACACGACACCGTTCTAACTGCCAGTGCAACTTTCAAGGCAACATAGTTATTGGCGACTTTGAAAACGGCAACATTTACACTTTTGATTTAGAAACCTACGCTGACAACAGCGCGGCTCAAAAGTGGCTCAGGTCTTGGCGCGCGTTGCCAACAGGGCAAAACAACCTCAAACGCACTGCGCATCACAGCTTGCAACTTGATTGTGAGACAGGCGTTGGTTTAAATACTGGGCAAGGCAGTGACCCACAGGTCATGCTGCGTTGGTCAGACGATGGCGGTCACACGTGGTCAAACGAACACTGGTCATCCATGGGCGCCATTGGCCGGTATGGCCACCGCGTGTTTTGGCGGCGTCTGGGCATGACTCTAAAACTGCGCGACAGGGTTTATGAGCTTTCGGGCACAGACCCTGTAAAGATTTCTATCGTTGGTGCTGAACTTTTAATAAGTCCGACCAATGCCTAACATCACCCAGATCCCCGCGCCTCGCGTCAACATTGTCGATGAAAAGACAGGTTTGATTTCGCGTGAGTGGTTTCGCTTTCTCAACAATGTTTACACAATCGTTGGTGGCGAGAATCGCGGGGTTATCTTGCCTGAGAACGGCGGCACGGGTACAGGCGTTGTGCCTACCAATGGTCAACTGCCAATTGGCAATGGTGCGACTTATACGCCAGCCAATCTAACGCAAGGCACTGGCCTGACCGTTACCAATGGCGCAGGCTCTGTCGCGCTTGCAATCACCAACACTGGCGTGACAGCAGGCTCCTACGGCTCTGCGTCTGTTGTGCCCAACTACACAGTCAACGCTCAAGGCCAACTGACAACTGCGGCCAACACGTCTATTGCCATTGACACTTCTCAAGTTATCTCAGGCATTTTTCCTATTGCACGGGGCGGCACAAACACTAACGCTACGCCTACGGCTGGCACGGTGGCTTATGGCACAGGCACAGCAATAGCTTACAGCGCTGTCGGTACAGTAGGGCAAGCCTTGGTGTCCAACGGCGCAAGCGCCCCTAGTTGGTCAACAATCATATCTAGCCAGTGGGTAACTTCTGGCGCTAACATTTACTACACGGCGGGCAATGTTGGCATAGGCACAACATCGCCTGGCTCTGCATTAGACGTCAAAGGAACGTTGAGACTGTCTGGCTCGTCTTCTGGGTACGTGGGCCTTGCGCCAGCTGCGGCGGCAGGCTCAACAACGTATACGTTGCCATCAGCCGACGGCTCGTCCAACCAAGTGCTTCAGACTAACGGTTCAGGCGTTTTGTCATGGGGCACATCTGGCTTAGGAACTGTAACAAGCGTCAGCGGCACAGGCACTGTGTCTGGCATCAGTTTGTCTGGCACGGTCACAACTTCAGGCAATTTGACTCTTGGCGGCACACTATCTGTGGCTGCTAGTGATATTACATCTGGAACTATAAGCACCGCCCGCCTTGCTTCAGGGTCGGCGACCTCAACAACGTTTTTGCGTGGTGATCAAACTTGGTCATCTATCAGTAGTAGCAATGTCACTACGGCATTAGGGTTTACCCCATATTCTGATACCAACCCAAGTGGATTTGTAACTTCAAGCGGATCGGTCGCGTTTGCAACAAACGCAACAAACGCAACGTATGCAAGTTACCTTGGCGGCGTTGCAGATTCTGGATGGGCGCGGATTTTTCCAACAAACTCAGGCACAGCAAACGCGGCGGGGTCAGGCATAAATATTTTTGGCTCTGGCTCTACTGGTATTGCAGGCGCTTATGTTGGCACTTCAGGTTCAGGCAACACAGTCACACTGACTGTTCAAACATCTAGCCCATCTGATCCACGATTGAAAAAAGACATTCAAGACAGCGATCTTGGCTTGGCGTTTGTTAAAGGTTTGATCCCTAAAAAGTATCGTTTGATCCATGACCCAAAAGAACAATTTGGCTATGGCTTTTTAACGTCCGATGTGGAAAAATTGATACCCAAGGGAAGCTCTCTTGTTTATCACGAACCAAACCTGATTGCTGGCGATGAGAAAGGGTTTGACGTGGTTCACTACCCATCCTACATTGCAGTGTTAGTCAAAGCAATTCAAGAACTATCTGCTGAAGTAGAAGCCTTAAAATCTTCTCAACCGCCCAAGTAACCAGTATCATTGCATTGAGGAATAAACAATGACAGTCAATATCTCCCTTTTCGCTGGCGCTGGTGCGCAGTTCTTTACCAACAGTGGCGTGCCTTTGGCTGGCGGCCTGCTGTACACCTACGCTGCTGGCACGACAACGCCTGCTGCAACTTACACGTCTTCCACGGGCGCTACTGCCAACAGCAACCCCATCGTTTTGGATTCTGCTGGCCGCCCACCATCTTCAATTTGGCTGACAACTGGTAGCAGCTACAAGTTTGTTTTGCAAACTTCGCTAGCTGTGCAAATTGGCTCTTGGGACAACATCCCAGGCGCAAACGACTTTACCGCGCTGACGGCGCAACTGGCTAACCAGTCAAGCGCTTCTCTTGGCGATGCGTTAATTGGTTTTAAACAAGCCAACACAACCGGCCTTATCTCTGGCGCCGTTGGCCGCACGGTGCATCAGAAACTGCAAGATTTAGTGAGCGTCAAAGACTTTGGCGCTACTGGAGACGGCACAACAGACGACACAACGGCCATTCAAGCCGCAATTTATTACGCCCAAACAAACGGCGGTTGCGTGTATTTGCCTGCTGGTATTTACATCATTTCTAGTTCGTTAAACGTGCAGATCAATTCTGGCGGCCTTCCTTTGCGTCGTCCATCCATGCGCGGTGACGGCGCAGGCGCGACCACAATTTTGCAAACAGCCAACGCAAGCGGTATTGTGGTTACTGGCTACGTTAGCAACCCAGCCGACTACATGGATTTGGAAGACTTTACGCTTCAAAGCAATTCTGTTGGTGGTTTTGGCAACGGTATCAGCTTTTCTGACAGCGCGTTTGTCAACATTGATAACGTTGAAGTAAAGGGCTTTGAAAACGGCGTGTATGGTATTGACGCGTTGTCAATGACCTTTACCCGCCTTGTCAGTCGTTTCAACATCAATGGTTTTAGGTTTGAGTCATCTGGCTCAGGAACTGGCTACACATCTGAGCCAAACGCCATTACCATGCTTGGTTGCACAATCGGCAACAACACCAATTACGGCGGCTGGGTTGTAGGCGCAGGCACGTTTACGTTTGTCGGAGGCTCAATTGAGTCAAATGGCGAAGGCACAGATTTGTCATCTAGCAAGTGGGGTTTGCGCATCACCAACAGCGGCGGTAATTTTGCCCAACAATCTGCTACTGGTTTTATTTTAGATGGCGTTTATTTTGAAAATAACGGTGGTCAAGCTAACCTTTGGATTGAGCAAACAGTTTCTCGCCCAGGTGTAACTGGCGCTGTAATAGGTTGCAGTTTTGCCGTTCTTTTAGGCAGTTATCCAGCCGCCAGCGTTTATTTAGCGGCTACTAGTTCAACTTATGCGTTTCCCATTGCTTTTACAGGTTGCGGTTGGGCAGGGCTTAACTCGTACGTTCCAAGCGCTACGCGCCCCACAATCAACAATATTAACAACGATTTTCCTTTGGCTTTGACAGGGTGCAATTTTTACAGCACTACCGATCAATACGCTCAGGGCGCGGCCAATCGTTTGGAAGGTGGTATTGAAGCCGCTAACTATTACGATTTAAACGGCAATCCAATTGGCTCAGGCGGTACGGGTTCGCTTAATACTGTTTTGGGTATCGGCAACACTTCAACGCTTAACGGGGTCTTTGGCGGTAATGGTACAACAACAGGTATTTTGATTGGTACTAAAACTTACAACAGTGTTAATTACGCGGGTATTGGTGCATTCCCTGCAACTTTGTATTTGGCAAATGGAGCAACAAACTCCATAACTTACGCTGTTGAGTTTAACAATGCCAATTTCCAACCAGCTGTTGATTCAGGCGCCGCTACGGCATTGACTTTAGGCGCAGCTACTCGCCGCTGGAATGGCTTTTATTTGAACAACGCGTTTAACTGGAACGGCTATTCTATCCCCGCCCCAGGCGGTAGCACTTCAACATTTTTACGCAATGACGGCACATGGGCTACACCTTCTGCATCAACTTTGTCAGGCGGTTATTTGACAACAAGCATTGCAAGTTATGTACTTACATCGTCGCAAGCTTTTGTGGCGATGGCAAACAATACTGGCCGAGGTGTTTTTTACGGTACGGGAACTGGCGACGCTTTTGCACCTAGTGATGACAACGTTGCTAATCTTGGCGGTGCTACATT